TCGAACCTTCAAAACACACCCATGGGCGGTGAGCCTCCAAAGGGGACGAGGGACTGGACGGTGGTGGGTGCGATCCTGGTGGACAAGTTCATCGTGCTGCAGCAGCTACTTGCGAACCTAGACGGCAAGTCGGGCACGGCTACAGTCGCCGAGCTGAACGAGAAGGCGCATCGTCTACTCGCTATCACTCAGGAGCTTGAGCGACGCGGGCGCGCGAAGGACGTGACGCCGGATGTTTCACGTGAAACGTTGGGCGACGAGGGTGCCAGGCTCACCCATCGCCCCCCCCTATGAAGATTAACGCAGGGGCCCCATCCCCAGAGCGCGAGCACATGACGTCAAGCACATGCTGAAAGTGCTGAGAGGGCGCGCACTGGGCTTCTAGGTAACTAGGTTACTAGGAGCAGGTGGGAGTGGAGGACATGGGAGTAGGAACACATGACCCCCCTGCCCCCCGTGCTTGAGTTGTCTGCTTGGACAACCGGCTGAAAAGCCTATCGCGGGGAACAGGGAGTGCGGCTCGGTGAAGCACCGGGCCTCTGGCTTTCGACTAGGCCAGCTTTGCACGGCATCTCAGCCGCGCCCCCCTGCCGCCTTTGTGGCGGAGATTGGTTTCTTGCACGGTTGCACGATGGAGGCAAGCTCTTTCTCCAGTCGCTGTTGCTTCTCCCGCGCTAGTCGGTGTAGGGAATTGGCATGGCAGATGATGAGGTCCCCCCGGTACAGGATAATCCCGACGCGGATATGGCGATAATCAAGCGTTCGATCGGGCTCATGCTTGGTGGCATGATCGGGCACCCGCTGGATGCGCGCATGGTGGAGGCTGTCCTGACCGAGTTGGGCTACAAGCGCCTGTCTCCGCTGGTGGTATGATCGACCTGTCGAAATACTCCAAGAGGCAGCGCATTGCGCTGGAGCGGCTGGAGACCAGGGGCCACCGGGACCCCATGTTGTCGCGCGACGTGTTGACGCGCGAGACCAAGGTGGTGCAGGGCCTTCGCGTAGTCTCCGGGCTCACTGTGGACGACGACGAGCCGATGGCGTGGCGCGCGTGGGTGGGCATTATCGACCCCAAGGACACGATCATTGTCGGTGGCTCGGACGACTATTTCGTGCCGATCAGGATGTGGGGGACGATCCCATGGGCGGCGGAGATGGCCGAGATGTGGTTGCGCGAGATACTGACGCTACCGCGCGAGGTCGAGCGTTTCTACCAGGCGCAGTACCCGAATGGCCGGTCAACGACGTTCCATCGTATCGTCAAGCTCGATGACGACGAGCGGCGCTACGTGGAGGACATCAAGGCCAAGCTGCTGGAGCCGACGGTGGCGGCGAAAGAGCCGGGCTGGAATTTACTGCCCGGCGAGGTCGCCCCGGAGCCGGGAACCTGATTATCTTGCATATCTGCGATAGGGCGAGTATCCATTCCGTGCAGTGGCGCAAGGAAAGTCCCGACCTGACCTATCCAGACTGACCCCGGAACAGCTCGCAGAGGAACTGCGCGCCATTACCGACCAGACCGACACCATCGTCCGGTCGACCGCTTTCCTCCGTTTCAAGCCGCTGAACTACCAGGAGCCATGGTTTGCGGCGAAGGAGGAGATCAGGCCGGTGGTCGCGCCCAACCAGGTCGGGAAGACGACGTGGGGGGCGATCGAGACGATCTCCGACTGCCTTGGTGACCGGCCGCTTGCGCTCGGCGGCAACGACCGTGCGCGACCGGTGCGGAACTCGAAGAAGGGTTACCGGGCGCTGGTGGCGGGCGAGTCGTTCGACGCGCTGCGCGACAACGTGCTGCCGAAGTTCAACGAGTTCGTCTCGCCGGGCATGTTGCAAGGTTCACCGAAGAAGAACTCCGAGGGCTTCCCCTACCTGTGGCGCTTCGCATCCGGTGCGGAGGTGACGCTCATGTCCTACCAGCAGGAGGTGAGCGTGTACGAGGGTGCGGTGTGGGATCGCGCGTGGTTTGACGAGCCGCCCCCACAGGCGATCTTCAACGCCGTGCGCCGTGGCCTCATGGCGCGCAGCGGTCGCACCGACTTGAGCTTGACGCCACTAAAAGAGGCGTGGATGCTTGACGAGCTGCTGGTCCCCGGCCGCGACCCCGAATCGCCGCTCTACGGTGCAGTGGCGCAGTTCGATGAGATCGACATCCATCGCAACTGCCAAGTATGTAATCCTGGCGTCGGGGTACTGCCGCACGACCGGATCTTGACGTTCTTGGCGCTGGTGCCACCTGCGGAGCGTGCGGCGCGCGAGTTCGGCACGTTCACGGCGGTTGCTGACCTGGAGTTCGCCTACATACAGGCGGCGACGCACGTCGTGCCCGACATCGACGTGAAGCGTTGGGGCTGGCCGGTGGTCGAGGTCGTGGACCCTGCCATGAAGCGACCGCTCCACATGGGGTGGTTCACCGTCGACCCGGAAGAGAACTGGTACTGGTTCCACGCGGCACAGGTGCCGAACGATGGCTTTCAGCGCATGTGCCGCGACATCCAGGGCCACCGTCGCTACGTCGGCCGGCAGCCGGACAAGGCCATCATGGACCGGCGCGGCGGCAAGCACAGGATTGACGCCGACCTACAGCAGGACTGGTTCGGCAAGTTCCGCAAGGCGGGCATTGTCTACGAGGAGTCCGTTGATACTCACGTTCAGACGCTTCACGACTGGATGCGTCCGACCTACAACCCGCTCGACGGCGACAAGGCGGTGCCGAAGTTGCGCATCTGCCAGAGCGTCGCCGACATGCAGAAGGGACCGTTATGGGCATTTCGGAGATTCGTTTGGGTAACCGACCCCACGAAGAGGGACCGCAGGGTCTACGACCAGACCGGGAAGGATTGGGTGGACCTGGCGATGTACTTGCGGGCGGCGGATCTGACGTACAAGCGGCTGATGCGGGACGAGGAGCAGCTAGCGTCGGGGCACCCGCTGGCGATGTCGTACGCGCAGCCAGGCGCGGTCGGCCCAAGGGGAGCCGGAACAAGGTCCAGGGGAAGCCTCGCAGAGTCGTACGCAACCCCGAGCGACTGGAGGAAGCTGATCCCGCGCGGGTACAGCTGACGCACGAGGAGACGCGCCAGCGGACCATCGCGGCCCTGATGGCGCTGCCGAGGGAGCTCCAGGACGCTGCCAATTGGCTGTTCGCCGATCAGCACAGTGCGGGCAGGCAGGCCATGCGCGAGCTGTACCTACACCCCGAGAACCGCTACGTGGTCGCCTGCCTGATCGGCGCTGCGGTGATCGACGACCCGCGTATGTTCGGCATCTGGTGCAAGCACGGTGCCGAGCTTCTGGAGCAGTTCCGTCGCGGCGATCGCGACGAGCGCGTGATGTTCGAGCGCGCGAACACGCAGTTGGAGGGGATGCCCAACGTGCGAATGGGTGGCGACCCCATCCCGCTCGCACAGGCCGCAGGCCGTGAGCCGAGCCCCGAGCAGTTGGCCGCATGGAACCAGCGATTTGCGCGCAACGCGGCGGCTGGTGCCTACCACGATCCAGACGCGGCGCAGCGTGCCTACGTCCCGGGGGCTCAGTTCGCCAACACGCCCGTCCAGTCTCAAGATTCCGGCCAGATGAGTGCATTGGTGCAAGATCTGGTGCGGAAAGAGCTTGCATCGCTGCAAGGTTCGCAGTATGGGGCAAACAGCATGCCACAGCCGCCGACCCTGCAGTCTTGGCCGCCACCGGTCATTCGTCCGCTCCCGCAGTGGACGGGAGGCGCACCGGGTCCGCCGCTGGGGTACGTGCCCGGTAGACGTTGATGCTCGGCGGCGGGATGGGCGGCATGTCTGGCGGCATGCCGTCCTATGGCGACAGTCCGGGCGGTCAGGAGCCAGCGTCGCTCGCGTCACCCTTCCCTCGCCCGCGCTGGGCGGACTACCTGCGCGAGGGCAACTGGGGTGAGCTGGGCATCATCGACCCCGAGCGCGCGCAGGGCATGACGGAGGAGGACATCCTCCAGTTGATCCAGACTGCGCGCCAGCAGTCCAGCACCGCGCGTGCGCCGCTGGAGAACGAGTGGCGTCGCCTCGAGGACCTCTACCACCTGCGCACGGTGGACGCGCGGAAGCAGCCGTGGCAGGCGCGCGTGAAGGTGCCCGAGATCCAGACCAAGGTTCGCGTCACGCTCTCGCAGCTACAGGGCGTGCTGCTCGACGCGCCGCAGTGGTTCCAGGTCTACAACGACCCGAAGACCTACTTCGAGCCCGAAACCAGGCTCCTGCAGCACTGGATCAGGCTGGTCACCGACCAGGCGCGCACGGTCGAGAACGCGCTCGCCATGTGGGAAGAGGCGTTCACCATCGGCACCGGCTTCATGCGTTGCTCGCCGGAAACCTACATGGAGAAGCGCCCGCACGTCATGCCACCCGACCCGATGGAGGTCGAGCAGTGGAACATGGACATGCAGCAGTGGGAGATGATGGCGATGGAGGCGGCGCAGTACGGCCAGCAGCCGCCGCCGCCGCCCCAGCAGCCGCGCCCGTTCGTCGCTGCGCACGCGATGGAGCGCATGAAGTTCGAGACGCAGTGGGTGTCGGCGTGGTGCATCTTCCCCGACCCCTACGCCTCTGACTTCTACAAGGGCAAGTTCGTGATCGAGGAGTCGTGGGTGGACGAGGAAGACCTGCTCTCGCGCCAGCGCGCGGGCGTCTACGACTCGATCGACGACATCGGCGAGCCCGTGTCGTGGGGTGCGTCGCGCGAGAGCCGCTACCGTCGCACCGAGCTACTCGACTCGCGCGCCATGAACCGCCGGCAGCACCTCGTGCAGAAGTACACGGGCAACATCTACGACAAGGGCGGCAAGATCGTCGCCGAGAACTGGGTGATCGTCGCCGTCAACGAGAAGGCCATCGTCCAGATCGGCCCGAACCCGCGCTGGAATGGCGAGTCGGGCTACATCTGCTCGACGCCGATCCCGTACCGTGGCCGGCCGTGGGGGATGCCGCTCTGCGACGCCGATTCGTACATGCAGGAGCAGCAGGAGAAGATCCTGAACCTGATGATCGATGATGCGATGTACGCGGTGCTCGGCGTCTTCTTGATGGACGAGACGAAGTGCGACGAGCCATCCATGCCGGAGGACCTGTGGCCCGGCAAGATCTACCGGGGCCGCGAGGAGTTCGTCAAGAAGCTCCAGTTCCAGACGCAGATCAACAACATCTGGCCGCTCTACAACAAGCTGGAGTCGATCGGGCAGTCGTCAACGCAGATCTCGGAGTTCATCGACGGGTCGCCATCCTCGCGTGGCCGGCCGACCGCAACCGAGGTGTCGAGCAAGACCAATGCCGGTACGGCCTACCTGCACAACGTGTCACGCAGGCTGGAGGAGAACGACCTCGAGCGCCTGCTGAACCTGCTGAAGGGTGACATCATCCAGTTCGGCTCGGATGCGAGCGACCCGCGCTTGAAGGATCTGCTTGAGCAGTTCGGCGGGCCGGGTGCGGCGCAGTTCTTCCAGGACGACCTGACGCGCTTTGAGACGCTGAACGTGCCGACGCGGATCTCCGTGCGTGGGATCTCGATGATGATGGCGCGGCAGGACCTGATGCAGCGGCTCATGCAGTTGATGACGCTCGGCCAGCAGCTTGGCATCCCGCCGATGAACATGCTGCAGATCTTCTACACGGCGGTCAGCACGCTAGGCTTCGACCCCGAGCAGTTGGGTCTGCCCGAATCGCCTGAGGCAATGCAGCAGCTCCAGCAGGAGATGATGATGCAGCAGCAGGCACAGATGGCTGGGGGTGACCAGGGGAGCGGTGCGCCGGGGTCGGGACCTCCTGCGCCTGTGACCACTAACGCTGGTCAGCCCCCGCCTTCCCCTGACGACCTGATGGCACAGAATCAGGCGCAGGGTCCACCGATGGCGATGTAGCCCCGATCCACTGCCGGGCGAATAGCGGGATGGAAGGCGTGTTAACGCCTAGAAAGTGAGATTGACAGATGCCAGCACCACAGTTCAGGGAGACGTTCTACGCGGGCATGGGCGCGAGCCACGTCTACAAGACGGGAACTGCGAGCGCGACTGCGGCCTCGGTACTGGCTGCCGTCACCGGCAAGCAGTACCGCCTCAAGTCATACATCTTCTTCATGGCAGCGGACTTGACGGGGGCAGGCGCGACAGATGCGGCCCTCCAAGCGGCGTGGCTCGCGGATGGCACGACCGAGATCCTCGGACTCGGGATGCTGAGCGGTGTCGATGGGACTACCGTTATCGCTGACGCGACCCGACTTACTTATTCCTCGAGGGTCATCACCTTGCCATCCAGCGGCGTGACCGGCACGGCAGCGACTGCGGTGAATATCGACTTCACCGCGACCGATGCCAGGCTCACTTACCAGCTCGACCTCTGGTACGACCTCATCTGATCACAAACTTGACGGGGGCGCTCGTGGCCCCCGGAGGTTCGACATGAAGCTCCTACTCATCGTGCTCGGAATCGTCGCGAGCGTGTCACTGGCGCAAGCCCAGAGCGGCGGCACGCCAACAAACCCGCTCTACGTGCGCGAGCACCAGGGCACCACGCGCACCTACGCTGAGGTAAGCTGCACGGTGGCGGGTGATGTCGCGCTGATCGCGGCGGCGTCCACCGCGAACGCGCGCTCGATCTTGCTGAGCAACGAGAGCGGCGTAAACGCCGTGGTCATCTGCCCGGTAGCCGCCGCCGCTGGTGTATGCGATGCGGCAGCAGAGGGCCTGACGCTATGGCCGAAGGGCGCACTACCGATCGACCGTTCCGTCCGCGATACGGCATGGAGCTGTCAGGCGTTCCTGGACGCGAACTGCACGGCATCGGCCGCCCCGGTTTCGTGCTGCACCGGCGCTGGCACGGGAACATGCACCACGGTGATCGTCGGCATCCTGATCGAGAAGTGAACGACATGCGGGGGTGGGCTGCTCTCGCGTGGGTGCTGGTACTCGTCGCGCTGGTCGGCTCTACCTCCCCGGCCAGCGCGACGGGTCCAGTTACCTACCCGCCGGGCGGCGCGGGCGACATCACCGACGTCTGGACTACCACGACGGGCAACGTGAATGCGCTGACCGCAGCGGCGGGCGACACGTTCGATGCCTCGCTCGCGGACAGCAGCATCCCGGTGACGAAGACCGCGACGCTACCGGGCACCTGCACCGAGGGCCAGCACCACCAGGACACCGACTCTGGCGGTACGGAGACTTACGTCTGCACGGCGACGAATACGTGGCGGAAGCTGCAAGGCGACCTGCCATTCGTCGACGTGCGCGACTATGGCGCGTTGTGCAATGGCTCGACGAACGACGCCGTTGCGATCCAGGCGGCATTCGATGCGCTGCCATCGCGAGGTGGCATCGTACAATTCCCGGTCGGAACCTGCCGCGTGACAGCCGCCATCGTCCTGGACAACAGGCAGGGCATCATCATGCAAGGAGCTGGTGGCCGGCAAACGACCACCACCGCGTCCTGGCTCGACTTCAATGTGCCCGGATCCGGCGCATTGCTATCAGCCAAGACGGTATCCGGTTTTACCATTCGCGACATGGGTGTGCGCACGGGGCACGCGACGTTCACCGGCAATCTGATTGACGCATCAAATTCCGCACTAGCGGGTGGTTCTGTGTTCGTCACGCTCGACAATACTTACATAATGGATCTTGGCGGCGGAGTCCGCTCGACGAACCTGCTGTACCTTAATCAAGCGCATACCGTTCAGGTCCTGAACTCGCGGTTCGAGAACGGCGGCGTCGGGGTATACGGCAAGGCGTCAGCCGGCGTCTACTCGAACGTCGTCAATGTGACGAGTACCTACTTCGCGAATCAGGACGAAGCTCCGATCAAGAATCCCGGAGACTCCTGGAGCATTTTGACCAACACGTTCCAGCAGCGCGCCGACGGGGCATCGGTAGGTATCGCGCACGATTCCGGTGTTAACGGGCGCGGTCAAATCATCGCTGGCAACATCTTCAACGACTCCACAACGGGCACTAGCGCATGGATCACCACCGCGTCCTCCGGCGTGCATATCTCCGGCAACCTGTTCGCTGGGACAGTCGGCACAGAAGTCGGAATCGACATCAACGCCACGACCTTTGCCGGCTTGATCGAGGGCAACACCTTCGTTGTCCTCGGGACTGGCATCGACTGCACTACCGGGACAGTGAATCAGCGGATCGGTCAGAACACCTTCACTACCGTCACGACGCAACTCAATAGCGACTGCGATGGTGGCACGACGGGTAGCGTGGAAACCGCTGCGGCATGGGTGCTCAATAGTACCGGGAATGTGTTCGCTAACCTCGACTCCGACAATAGCGGAACTGGTGCCAATTTCATTGTTGCCCATAACGGCGCAGGTTCGGCGGCAGCGAAGTTGTTCGAGGTCAGCGAGAATGGGGTCGCATCGCTCTACTCTGGCGTGGACCTGCGACTCTACGACACGGATAACTCCCACTCTGTGCAGCTTTCCGTGCCAGCGCTAGCAGCCGACTTCACCGCAACGCTCCCCGCAGAGACGGGCACCATCTGCACGACGGGCTCGATCTGTAGCGGCACCGTGACCTATGGCGACATCACCGCAGTTGGCGACTGCAGCGGCCCGGCCTGCTTCGACGGCACGATCGGCAACTCACTCCAGTTCGAGGGCACGACGGCCGACGCCATCGAGACGATCCTGACGGCGGTAGACCCGACGGCCAGCGACAAGACGATCTCGTTGCCCAACGCTACCGGCACGGTTGCGGTGTCGGCGACATCGCCGATTGCCCTCTCCGCACTTGGCGCGCTCACC